TTGAACTACCTGAGAACTTTGATCTATTGGGGTAACAGATAAATCAACACTACTAATAGTATTAATAGCGTTTTGAACATTATTTACTTCTGTATTAGCCAGAGATATTTTTGTGGCTACCTCTGCTGTAATACCTTGGGCTTGGGAATATTCGGTTTGTGCTTGTGTTACTTCTACTAAGGCTGTTTCAGTGGCTGTAATGGCTTGCTGAACCTCTGTAGTGGCGGTTGCAATTGCTTCATTAACTGCTTGTTGCGCTGGGCTTACTACTACCTGTTCTTGTCCGCCTTGCTCTGTCGCCCAAGCATAACTTGGTCCAATAAAAAATAGCCAACCTGTAACGAAAAGGCTAGCTAAAAAGTATTTTAACTTTCTACTCAATTGGATCTCCAAGTAACAAAATTTTTGTTACATGAAGATTATATCATGTATGTATATTTAAATTAGTTTAGTTACTTAGGATTATCTGTTTTGTAAAACCCAGATCCCTTAAACTGTACTCCAACTGCACCGTAGGATCTTGTCATACTGTATCCGCAGGAAGGGCAGGGAGGGATTACTTCTTTATCATTAAACTTTCTGTTAACTTCTGTAGATTTGTTACAAGATGAACAGGCATATTCGTAATTCGGCACTATTTACCGCTCTTCTTTCTCTTTTCTGCTAAGGCTACAAAGTCTTTAACCTTAGTTTCGCCCATGTATCCCCAGGCGTATCCGTCTTCAATCATTTGTTCATTAACAGACTTTGTGTTTCCGTCAAGGTACACCCAGCCAAGAATACGGCCATACTTTTCTGTACTGTCTGGCTTTTCTGTTTTTACAATTATTTCTTTAGCATCTTTAAATTTAGACTTTAGGTATTCCTTTGATTCAAGGCCTAAAGTTTTTTCAAGCTTATCTGTTGTTCTAGATTCTGGTGTATCTATACCAGCTAATCTTAATCTTTGGGAATAAGAAATACTAAATCCTAAATCAATATCAACATCGATAGTATCTCCGTCTACTACCTTTGTTATTTGCTTAACTCTGTATTCAAACATCATTCCCCTTAAATTTTAAATGAGCAGTTTGCGGACGTACTCAGGTCCATCCTTCGGGTAGCGACCCGAATAACCTGCGACTCCCCGATGAAGGGGTGCAGGTTCTTATTATACTATTTCTTTGTTCTCTTGGTCTTTACCGCAGCATCTTCTGGGGCAAGACTTCTGAGATCCTCAAAGCCTTCTTCTGAGTCAAAGTCACGAATTTCAAATTTGACTGGCCTTTCACTTTCTGGGATAAATTTATTTAGCCCAACCATAAGGATTCCGTTTGATACAACTACGGAGTTAACCTTTACGTATTCTGCAAGAGAAAATGTTTTAACAAATGAACGTGCCCCAATGCCCTTGTAAAGATATTCTTTATTTGGGTCTTCATTAGATGAACCTTTAATTGTTAGCACATTTTTGTCTTGCTCTACCTCAATATCTTCCTTATTAAATCCAGCTAAGGCAAGTTCGATGACATACATTTCGTCTGAACCTTTGACCCTAGAGATATTATGAGGTGGATAGTTTGAAGTGTTTCTGTTTATATTTTGTAGATCTTTAATTTGGCGATCAAAACCAATAAAAAATGGATCATTAAAAAAATCCAGTGTTGTTGTTACCATTTTATTCCCCTTTCAAGCGAATAAGTTAAATTAGGACCCCATTGGGCATCCTAATATAATTATATCATATTTTAGTCGTTCGGAATGTTTCTGTTAATATCCATTTCAATTAGTCCCTTTTCTTTTGCAAGGACGTGTCCTTCTGGGGACAAAATAAAGGTTGCCTCTAAGTCTTCGTTGTACTCAACCTTAACTAGTCCAGCTTGATATAGTTCTATTAAAGATTTGTCTACATAGTCTATATGAGATTGCCATAACTCTGGGGCTAAAATCTTAGCGCTTTCGTTTATAGAAAAAATTGCTTCTCCGTTTTCGTCCATTCCTTCTAGCTCTATAACTCCCATTTCAATATAGGCAGAAAGATCCTGTCCGTCCTGATCGTCTTCATACTCGTCTTCAAACATAGCAACCTTCTTTCTACATATAAGTATACAGCAATTAGCTCTGCAGGCTTCCGTCTTCTTTTTTATCAATTGTTTGTTCAACTATTTGTTGGACATAGTCAGAAAAATGCTTCCTAATATTGCCTTGTGGTCTTTTGCCTAGGCTAGTCCACATTCTTTTATACTCTACGATGTTTGAAAATGTGGTGGGACAGACCGTGTTTCCAAAATATTCTTTAAGAACTATTGGAAGCGGAACGTGTTTTCCACAACACTTACACTCTTTTGCTTTATCTTGGTAGTCGCTCATATTATTTGCATATTCTCCATTGCTTCTTGTAGGTCTGTCGGTATTCTAGGTGCTCTAATCATATTAAGAACAACCTCTTCATCCTTCTGATCGTTATCATCATTCATAGAATCATAGGTATGAATCTGAATTTCTTTTTGTTTATCCTGCTTTGATTTACTTATAGCATTAAAAATTGATCCACAAACTGCATCCGCTAGGTCTTTTGAACCTTTTCTTGGGTGGTCGACTCTGTCTCTTGTAATTCTTAACTGTAATAACTCATCAATTAATAACTTAATCGCTGGCCCAGATACTCTTTCTTCAGAAATCATCATCGCCATGTCATCGTAATGTTTTTTAGCAACAGATAAAAGCTCTGTGTTAATTCCATATTGTTTTAACTGCTGCATCATGTCGTGAGAGTTCCATCTATCAAATGTACATACCTTGATATTAAACCCTCTTGTCTTTAATGACAAGATGTAATCTTTTACTTCGGTAAAGTCAACTGATTTATCTGCAGTCGGAGTCCAAAATCTTACTGCATCTATTTCTACAATAGGAGCAGGTTGAGAGTATTCATTGGTTACCTTTACATTTACCCACCTATTTACGTGGGCCATTGCAACTGCACAATGGTCGTGCTTCTGTGCTAAGTCTACGTGAATAAAATACTCTTTATCTTTATCTGGTTGAAACCAATCTTCCATTCTTCCAAAACTATCTACTGGAATATTCATATTGTTAAAAGCTTTTTCTATTTTCTCTCTTGATTTAAAAAATGCATCTACGGCTTCTGGTGGCATGCAGGCAAATCTACCCAAGGCATCCATGTAGTTTCTGTAAAAATCTACTTTGAAGTCTTCTATTTTTTTTGTAGGATTAACGTCCCATGTTGGTCTTTTAATAGCATATGTCTTTGGATATAGGTATGACTTGATATGATCTTCTTCCCATTGAACAGTAACCTCATTGCCATCGGTTCCGTCTGGCAGATCAACATCCATCTTCATTGTTTCACTTCTAATAACAACTTCTTTCTCCGCAATAACTGATTCGTAGTGTGCTTGAATATAATCGTTTTTAAATCTTGGGAAAGAAAGAAGTATTACTTTGCCAAAATCTGGGAAACGGGATGCAACTGAGGCTCTATACATATCATAGATAGCTTCTCCTGTTTTAGCCTGATCGTTTCCGCTTGTGCTCTCAATTGCGAATCCTGATATCTCATCAAGGACTACGGCTATTACGTTATACCCTTCAAATGCTTCCCTCTCTGAGTGTCCAGAATGAACTGTTATTCCCTTATCAAATTTAATTTCTGAAGCCTTAGCCTCATACTTTCCAACAAACCATGGAGATCTTTCAATTCTAGTTTTAAATCCTTTAAAAAACACGTTGCTTGCTTGCTGTGCGTTAATAGCAATATTTAAGATATCTATAGAGTCGCCTGGAGGCTTTCCGTAATATGCTGCAGGGTCTTTTAGGCAAAGAAGCAGGTACACAATGTAAGCGACTGATATGGTGGAACAGTAATCTTTTCCTGAACCTTTTCCTAGCTGTGCGATAACTTCGTTACATGTTTGTTTGAATACTCTTTGTCCGTCTTTTTCTCCGAATAGTTTTATAAGAGTAGACTCTTTATATATCTGAGAACTTTTTTCAATTAGTTGGTATTGCAATTCTGAAAGTGGGGGCAGTGAAAGATACTCTGGATTCACCACAAATGTTCTTAGATCTACTGGTGTTTCCTCAAACTCTGCTCCATCTAATATATCAATTAAATCATTAAAATTAAGATCCATTTACTTCCTCAATGATCTCAATTGGTTCTACAATTCCAGTAATTTGTGAAAGTCTTTTTGCCACCTCTATTTTACATTTAGGACAAGACGCTGTAACTTCTTTTAATATCTTTACTAGAATGTCTTGCTTGCGCTCTGTGTCTGCAATTTGATTGGCAAGTTCGGCGTTGTCTAGCAAGCCTACCTCTTGAAGCATTCCAATTCTTTTGCCTTCAATATCTGCAATTAGCTTTAGGGATGTAGCCTTAACATTTAATTGTCCCGCCTGATCGGCATCCTCTACGGTCTTCCAAGCTTCTTTGATTAGCATTGCGTAATGCTGGTCTGCTCCTGAGATAGCCTCTTTAGCCCTCTCACGTGCCCCTGTATCGTTATGAATAACATTTTTCCAGTCATCTATAAGGTCAACTACTTCACCCCTCTTAAAGCCCGTTATAGCGGCGATTTGGGTGGGGTTGCTTCCTTTTAGTAATTCTGACACTACTCTGTTCATTCGGTCAAAATGGGCGGATAACTCTATTTCGGACATGCTTTGATTATACTCTTAGTCGACTAAAAAATCAACCTGATTTGGCTATTTTATACAGCATTAGGTAGCCTATGAGATCATCTATATCGTTATCTCCAGCATATCCTTGGTTATTCTTTACTCTGTTTAGTTTATCGTCTATTCTTACCTTTAATTGCTCTG